CTAAGGAAATAAATCAAATCATCCTCGTACTCTTCACGTGTTAATTCTAGCCTTGCCAAAACTTCGCCTTCATTGTCTTTTGTGTCATTTCTCAAAGCCAAAAAAGGGAAAGCCATATCCAAAGAAGCGGTTTTCAATCCATTACCTGAAACCCTCACGGGTGTGCGAAAATACCATCTAGTTGTAATTCCAATTTTCATATTTTTCAAAATCTCGTCCTTGAAATTTGCCTTTGTTCCACAACCAAGCCCAGCCGCTATGAGGTAATTTTCGATCATAACCAACTAATTTTCGAAAGATAGTTTTCATTGATTGCCACCCCTTCTCCCTCCAGATAATAATGAATCCTTTCCGAAAGTCTCAAATAATTCGAACCTTTTAAAACGGTATCAGGAATTGCCAATAGTTTTATTAATTGATCAACTCCATAATTCCACGCTTGAATTTGCTTCGAATAATCATGCATGTAAGTTTTGGCAATCGGGGAGGTCTCACCTGTTTTTATTGTTGCAGTTGTTGCAGCATCTTGACAAATAAACCAAAAAACAAAACAAGATAAAATGGCATCACTTACCGTCACCCCCACAGCTGCAATATCCGAAATCACAAAACTCTCAACCGCTGTTATTTTTGAATTATAGTCAGAGGTTATCCCTTCTATTTCAGTTGGAAACTCTTTGAAGTTTAAGTAAGTCAATGCCATTTTACTTTAGTTTACAATTATTTAGCTTCTTGAAAATAACACTCAATGTCCTTTAGTGCAACTCCTTCGCCTACGGAATCATCCCCGTTAATAATCAACTCAACCTGTATTTGTCTCCAACATGGCTTAATAGATGGTGTTGGAGTAACTGTTCGAGCTGCTACAGTCGTTGTTGAATCTGCATTGAATACGTCCTCAGCCGCCGCTATACTATACGTATAATCTGGATCGGTCATACTTTCGATTACTGTATTTATTTCGGCACTAATGACGGCGGTTGTAGTAGTTTCTATTAACGTCCAGCTTTCATCGTCAAACATTCGCCCATTCACATTTACTACAACAGTTGTGTCTATCCCCGCAATGGAATCCAGACCAATTTTGATGTAATAATTATAGGGTACTGCCTTGTTTAATGTGATATTATAAAGCAAAGTGTCCTGATTAATAGTTAATGAATCGTCGGCAATCCCGGTGTAACTCCATGTTATTGAGTTTTTCAATAAGACATCTGCTTGTAACACCTTGTCGGACTGAATTGTTCTGATTTGAGAAAACCCCATGTTTGCTGCAAACACGAAGATTAAAAGTGTTATTGACTTCTTCATGATTATTACCCCTCCTTTTTGGTTGATTTTTGGGCGTTTTTGGTAGCACTGCCCTTTTTTATCAGCGTTTCGGCCAACTTTTCAGTTACCTGATAAGCTTTTCCGGTAGTCATCTTTGACTGTGCAGTTCCGTAAACGGTCACCTTTTTAGTATTTTCCATTATGCTTCAACAGTTACAGTTAACGCTTCGGTGATGGTGTCGATGTCCAATTCCAGCCAGCTTGCCTGTGAAATTGTTGGGAGTTTCAAAAGTGAAAATACTTCACCTACAATGGTCTCTTCGTTCTCGATGAACTGGTCACCATGCACACCACGTCGTAAAATGAAAGCCGAATGCTGTTCTTTTACGGTGTTTGATGTTCCAATGTAAATTTTCCCTGTTGGGATATTTGTCGAAACAAATGGAATCAGCCCGTGAAAGGCTACGGCCTCTGGAATATAAACAATGTCTCCGTTTACGTTTTGCTGAATAGTTGCCAATGCGGCATCGCCGGGACGAATGAAACAAATGTCCGGTGTGTAAAGTTGATTTTCAACCCACAATTTACCTGCCTGGATAATTTGCGAGGTGCCTGGGCTTTTGAAAAATCCATCTAATTCAGTTGAAGTGTAATCAGAAGCATAGTCCACCAATGCGGTTTGAACGGCTGCATTCCATGAGCGAATTACTTGCTGCTCAAACATGTCGATTACTTGCAATAACAACTGATCGAAGTCCATTGCCAATTCTTCAGTAAACTCGATACGACCAGCGTATTTTGTGCGGGTTGCAGATTTCCAAACAAACGACTTGTCTGTCAATTTCTTTTCTGCACCCTCTGCGGTCAGACCTAATGTCGATGTGCTCTCAGTGTTTTGCTCTTTCCATCGCAAATATTCAGGAACTTTGGCAACTTGACGGCCTCCAATTGCATCGATAATGAAATTCTTTGGATATTGAATTACCAACACTTCAAGATCATCCATCACAGATACTGAGTTGATCGCACCGGCACCTGTAAGGATAGTTGATGTTGTCATCATTGCAGATGCTGCCCGTTTTGCCTTAAATTCAATTGCCCAATTGCCATCTTTTGAATTTTTGCATCGGATTATTTCATCCTTTTTGCCTTCGAGCATTGAACGCAATTTGAAACGGTCATCAGGGCTTAATCCCCTTTTTGCCTTTTCTTCAAGGTCATCAACTTTTTTAGCGAGGGAACGAATAACACCGGCAGCTGTTTGACCTTCATCAAAAGTACCAAGCAATGTCTCAATGTCTCCCAGCTTCTTGTCTCTTTCTACCTTGTCAGCATTGAGACCGGATTCGACCGCCTCCCATGTTGATGAGTAAAAAGTTTCTTCTTGTTCGGTAAGCGGTTGCTTTGCTTTCGACCGAACGACTTTTAGAAAATCTTCTTTCGTAAACATTTTAAAACTTTTTAATTAATGATTCAAAAATATTATTATCGTTCTTAGGCTTTGACTTGTCGATTTGATCGGACAAAGCCCGCTTAACTTCAATTAGTGCGCCTATGTCCTGAGGCACGGGTGCGAAACTTAATGAAGTTGGCTCCCACAGGTCGGCGTAATACACAGGGATTTTACCTTGTTTGCGTTCAATGGTGTAATTGATTATATCGCCTTCGATTGAAACGGTTTTTGTTATGCCGTTTAAAACATCGCTTCTCAACGCTTCATCCGCACGTGCACCAAACTTCACACGCATTACGATTCCATCCGATGTAAATTCATAACCTATTGTTATTCCAAGCTGGTTGAGCGCTGATTGATTATAAGGATGATTATCGAACAATGGTAACCCGCTATCCATTCTGGGTGTTGAAATATTTTCTTGTCCAGTTCGCAAAACCTGATAAAAATATTCGTCATTTTCCCAGCTATATCTGAGCTGTTTGTTTTCGCTAGGTATGGCTACGGCCTGAAAATCGAAATCGTTTGTTTCGGTTGTTGCGGGTGTGATTTTTGCCCGGCATATTTGCCGCTCGTTTTGATCTTGTTTTTTATTTTTCGGTTCCATAATCCAATCTATAAATTTCGTTTACTTTCTGCGTTATGTCCAATTCTGGGGACAATGTTTTCATTTTTTCTATGTTGGCTAATTTCTTTAACGTTAAATCTTCTTTGTCGCTTTCGTTCTTTGTTAATGCACTGACATTTGAGCTATCTAACATGATCTTAACAGTAGACGGCAAAACAAACATTTTGGTCAGGTTTTGACAAACTGTTTCAGCCATTGACAAAAGTCCATTTTCCCACACCGATTGTTCATTGCTTGCTTGATTATCAAAAGTGGATTGATCTTTTCTGGGTATCAAGCCCGCCGGAATTTGAAATGGTGCAGCGATTTTGATTGAACATTCTAAGGTTTCATCGAGCGGCATAAGGTCGGAAATAGTGGCTAATGTTTTAATAAATTCGATTGGCGTTCCTGAAATTCCAAAGATGTTTTTCTTTCCAACTAACCCATGACGCTCTTTAAGGTCTGCAATAATTTCATCACGCTTATTGCCATTCATTAAAGATGTTTGCATAGGCCCGGACTTGCTTTCCTTTTTTGCAAGAATACCAGCCATCCCGTTGTTTGCATACACATTATACCTAGCTGAATAGACTGAAAGCAGCGTATCGATTGACTTATTTGCCTTCCATAACAGCCCTTCAGTGAGGAACGCCGAATTAGGGCGCTTTTTGAATCCTGAATTATGAATGAAAAGTTTTGTTTTATCAAGCTCGTTGCGCTGAATCCCGCCCTCGTTGTAATTTGCCCGCCTAATGTATTCGCTCCATGATCGTACATTTATGCTCGACAGGTTTGTATTTTCATCAATCCAGACTAAATTCGGCTGTAATACGTCCCACCTCTCAATTGTTGAGGCGTTAATGTTTGCATAAATAGACGGAACTCCAAGATAATTAAAGACATTACCATCTGATAATAGTGAAAAAACGTAGTTGTAAATCAAATCTGAAAACGAATACAAAGGGTTGATCCCGTCTTTAATAAACCGATTTAGTTCAGTGTTGATAATTTCCTTACCGGCTTTGGTTGCAATGTAAAATCTTAACTTTGAAATTCGATCAGCATAAAAGTCAACTGGGAAGAATATTTCACTAACCGAATTTGCTAAGACAAATGAATTAAGGTGCGTTAATTTTTCGGGGATAACGATATCGCCAATATTTTTGGTTTCCCATTGCTCGAGATCATAAACCTCGGCTCCTGTTCTCCCAAACCACCAATTTGACAACCTGCTCATACGTTATTATTTTGTCTAAACGACACGAAGATAAGTTAATTTCAATTAATATCAAAAAAGAACCTTTAATTCACCAAATACCAAAATATAGGCCATGATCGCATTGTTCAGGCAGTCTATGTTGTCATCATAAAACTCATCATCAATCCTATTTCCATATTCATCTTCCTTGTCATCGGGCGAACGAAAAGTATAGATTTGATCTGCAAACGCTCTGTTTTCAGGAGTATCGAGAACAAACATCTTGTTAGTGATGACGTCAAAGTTTGCGATGATCCTTTCATACTTGTTTTTCTGACTATACCAATCAGTGACCGGGATTTTCGACAGCACACAATCTCTTAAAAATTTCATTCCAAACTCTCCGTTCGCCTCGATAAATGTGTGTTTGACTGGATAATCTTTTTGCCATTTTTTGATTTTTTCAGCTATCAAAGCCTTTTCGATCCGGTTACATGAAAACGAATCAATCAAATAACAATTACCGTCTTCACCGATCGCCGTCAATGTCAATGCAAAGTAGTCGCCTCCACGGGCGTTCGACGGATCGGCAAAAATCATAAGGTTACGAAGCGTACTGGGTAGCTTGTTGCAAAAGTGTATATTGTCGGTTGTGAAAAGTTTTCCGGTTAATTTAGCATAGTTACCTTCACACATCACCTGCCAACGCCAATAATTATAGCTTCCAACCTCTGATTTTTTACCAATCTCGGTCCATTTAACAAATAGATCAATTTGTGATTTAGTTAAAAACGGATTGTCCCGCCATGTTGTTTTTAAAAAATTGGTATCGGTTATAAAATCACTAATCCAAAAATTACGCCATGGATTATAATCAAAAACCATTTGGCCGCGATTATTAATCATAAGCTTTTCGACCATGTCTTTAGAAAACACATTGCACTCGTTCATGAATCTGTCGTCACATGCGCCAAGAGAGTTTGCAATGTTGTTTGAATTTATATTATTTGCAATGTTTATAAATGCAAGTTCGCTATCATTGTACTTATAGGTTTTTTGTGTTGCATTAGTTTTGAAGTTCTTTATAATTGGATTAAATATACTTTGAAAATCTGACATCAACCCAAAATTTTGTTGTTTCGGGGACTCTGAAAAGAATTGATATTTTTTGAATTTCGATTGAGTAAATTCGATTCCTTTATTGATGAGTATAGCATGCGTTTTTCCTGATCGCTTGGACCCTTGTAGAATTATGATAGGTTCGTTTTTCGTCCGCTTAAAAAAGTCGTCATACTTCCCGATTGTGTTAAGTATCATAACGCTTGATTGTTATTTCGTTGTCGTTGTTGGAATGTTTTTGTATTAATCTTTGATACATATCTTTTGCAATTGCTGGATTTCTCCCGTTCAGACAATCAGCTTCTAATTTAGCAATTTGGAATCTCTCTGCATTTGATTGAGCTTTAGTTAATGCTTCGTTTAGTTTCTCGTTTTTTTCTTTTTCAACATCCAATTGATCTGGTGACATATTAAGCTCGAGTGCGATCATGGTTTCTGTTTTCCCTGACGCCCCCATTTTTATAATTGTTTTTAATATGTCATCTGAAAATATCATAAATATCTTTTTTTGATTGAAAACTTATTTTTCATTATATCGAAGGTTTTCAAAACAAAACTATACATTTCTTTTGAATTAATGATATTTAAGTTTTCAATCTTTGCGTTTGTTCCGGCATTCATTGACCCGATAAGTGTGAAAAAATTATCACCAATTTTGAAGGACGCTATTTTGGCATGGTTGTGGCAAAAAACTATTTCGACATTTGCCTTATCAAAAATTTTTGTAATCAATCGTTCTTTTTCTCGACTTGAATTGACAATATCAGAAATAATCACTTGTATGTTTGCTCTGGACGCCAACGATACAGTATATTCAGCTGCTAATTTATTTACAGTAAAAAAAAAGATGGTTATGTCCGATATTTGACCAATTTTTTTTTCAATATAATTTACTACATCCATTAAGGATATTGGTTTTGTTGTTATCATAAATAAGTTTTCTCCTATTTCGGGTATTTTGAAATTCATCGAATTAATGATTTCAAACTTCATTAATTCATTGCATTGCGCTGTGTTTGTAAAATCAATAACCTTTTCAGATTTTTCACCTCTGTTTTTAAAATAAAGATCGGCTTTGTTTTTGTTTATATTAAAGTTGAAATTTGCTTCAAATTGAAATTCCTTCATATCATGTTGTTTTTATTGAATTTCCTAAAAATATATTTAATCTATTGTTTTTCCTAATCAAAAAATTAATAAAACCGTTTAAAATTTCCTAACCATTCAAAAATTATTGATGTGTTTTTTAAAATTACTGACGGTTTTTTTAAAATTATTACACACGTATTTTCTTATATTACTGTTAGTTAGTTAGTTACTATAATAGTATAGTATATATATACGCATAATTAATAATACACACATGTCCCTTTAAAATAAAAAATGTCGGATTTATATCCCTTTTTTTCCTACTTTTGCCGTTTTTGTCCTATATTGAATTGACTTGCAATGTATTGAGTCGGTAAAATCGATTAGGAAAAATAGGAAAAAGGGTATAATTTTTTCCTATTTTTTCCTATTTCGATAAGTTCTAAGTATATCGGTATGTTTTAAAACAGTGTTTTAGATACACTTTCTTATTCTTCTATGTATTTAGAAAAAGGCATCCTTAATGATCTAAGTATTTGAAAAATGGTTAATGCTTTGATTTGCAATGAATTGATTAGGATGTGTTGTGTGGCTAAATTTTCATAAGTTATTGATTTTGTGTTATTTAGTTTTTTGAAAAACTCATTATCATAATTTTTCTATTTCATGATAGAGTGATCTAAATTCAGAATCGGTTTGATAAAAATCGCTGAATTTTTTGAGTGCATGTAAAACGGATGCGTAATTTCGGTGAATTGGTTCACCTATTATTTTAAAAGTAAGGCCTAAATCCGTAGCCATTTTGCAATAAATGTAACGAAGGTTGATAACTTCGACCTTGCGGGTTAGATTGTGCCTTAAATCGACTCCTTTATCCTCGTTTATTTTATCGAGAATTTTTACGAAGTCTGGTTTTTCGGATTGCAATGATTCCGGTAACGGTTTTGACTGATTTTTTAAGTCACTCATCGCCTTTTTGATTAAGGTTGCGTTGTAGTACGTTCCCGTTGAGCAAAATTCAACATTTCCATCCATCACCAGAAATCTAGGGTATTTTTTGCTACTTGTTTTTTTTATTATTAAATTCATGGTTGTTTGTTTTATATTTACTTAAAGTGCCAATGTTCGGATTTTTCAATATTACCCATTTCGCCGTTGCTTAATTTTACTTCGTGCCATATTCCGAATATAGCTTTCGGGTGTTGTGATTTCCAATCCACATTAGTTACCTCCCCCTCTAATCCCTCATAATTACCAGAATGAAACACTACTTTATCACGAACTTTTAAAGAGCTTTTGTGTCTATTTTCCATAACAATAATTTCTATCATATTTATTTAATCGATAACAATAATAAGTCTGCAATATCACTTCCCATTTTCATTTTTTGTAAGGATGGGATGATTTTGATTTTGGCATCTAGTTTTAATTCATTAATTTTGTTCTGCCAAATTTCGTTTCCGTCATTGTCGGCAATAGCCCATGTGGTTTGATTTTCCATTTTTTTTAGTTTTGCAATAAGCCCTAAGTTTTGAAGGCCTCCGGTTGCAAGAAACAGGGTCTCCTGTTTCTTTTTGTAGATATCGCAAATCAAGGCGGTTTTTTCAGATTCAACAATAAAAATGTTTTTGTATTTTTTATTCATTATATGTTGACCGAAAAGGCATTGATCTAATGCGTTGCGGTTTTCGTCGAATCCGTTAGACCAATGCAGCCAACTCGCCCCCCTTGCCTTGTTTCGTTTACCATCTGAAAAATACTGAATCTTTTTCCCAGCTCTGATTTTTCCGACTTCGTCGATTTGCCAAAAAATCGTATCTCCAAAATCGGAAGTTCCAATCTTGTATTTTTCAAAACAGACAGCAACTTTTTCAGTACCGAATTTGGTTGCAAGAAAATTGAAAAGTACATTTTG